ATGCAGTTTTTGATTGCAAGATGCATTTTTAAGGCAAAAAGAAAATAATAACAATAAGAAAAGGCAAGCCTATTGACCTGCCTTTCACTTCCATTCTTATCCACCTTAAAAAACTTGCATAAATTTACCGCGATACATTTAGTTTCGCCATCAATGCTTCCTGTAGTACTCTTGAAACATTAATATGCGCTTTTTCTGCCTCTACATTTAACCAATTGGGAAGCGTAACATTCCTTCTTACAGTCTTGTTATCCATCCTATTACGATACTCCAAAAAATCAATATCCACAAGTGTCAAAATCCCTATAGAATAATCAAATACTTCTGTGTCCTCTTTTGCCTTTTTCATTGCTTCCTCTACCGTTGATGGAACTGGAAGCTCCTTTCCATCATCTTCATAATCAATGCCCTTTAATCCGATTGCATCTCTTGCCATCTCAATGGCATCTGCTAAATTTTTTCCCTCTGTATAAATATCCATATCAGGAACATAAACCAGAAAATCCCCTTTATATTCTGCAATAAATGCTGGATATACCTGTTTCACCCTTTGCACCGCCTTTCTACACTTTATATAAAATTATAAGGAATCTGGGGACTATTTCAATCCCCATTTCTTTAGAATTCTTTTGGCTGTTATCTCATTGATTTCATTATGCCTTGGAACCTGCTCTGTATCGCTGCCCCTCTTGTATGTATCATGGTTCCCTCCATGTTCTTTAAATTGAAAACCAGCTTCTTCTAGCTTCCTTATTAGGTCACGTTTCTTCATTAGGTTTCCTCCTCCATGTTTATACTATACACATTATTTACACACTAGTCAATAGTATTTTATATATACATTTTTTACTCACAAACCACAAAACTTTAATCCGTTTTAATATAGACATGTGCAAGTCTGTCTGAGGCATTGGCTGGATATTGGCTGGCCAGTTGTTCTGATGCGATATAGGCAAGCTGGACATTCCTTGGCATCTGTGCAAATTCCTCCATCCTAAGCCCTCGCTTTTGCCAGAGGATATGCGCAAACTGCCAGTCCAGGGTATCCGCCGAAACTACCGCACCAGACATCAGTTTTTTATGTCATCCAAAATCTCACTTTCTTCTTGTTTCTCCATTAGACCACAGGCAATCATCACACATTCATTTGCATACCGGAAATCTTCTCGGTCAGAAAACAAAAGTTCTGGCATATCCAAACGATCCAGTACACCATAATACTGCATCAATTCAGGTGCATCCAGTTTGGGCTGGACAAATGCATCCACCATGATCTGCAGTCCCGCCCGCTCAGCATCGTACTCTTTGACCATGCTCACCTGTCCATTTACCACTAAGGGACGGTCTCCATTCTTTTTATCACGATAGACCTTCGCGGTATGGTATAAGTCCCTGATCTCTTTGATGTCTTTGCGTGACAGCCGCTGAATCACAAACGGAACGGGATTTCCATCCTTGTCCTTAAACTTTTCAATCCCAGGAAATTCCATCGTCCCCAAATGTTTCAGTTCCTCTTTCATAAACGCTTTCAAATTCATATCCATAACGATATTCCTCCTGTTTTTTATCTATCTATGCCAGGAGGCATAATCCTCCTGGCCTTACTGTTATACCAAATCTTTGGCACCAAACTTGATGGACTCTTTCACAACATCCCCATCCGTATCTAACTCCATCAAAGGGATGTCCCCTGTCATTACACATCCCACTGCTGTCACGGAATCGCCTTTTTTTTCATAATAATCACAGTTTTTGTTGTCACTCTTTCCCTGGATCTGAAATTCTGGTGTCTTTCCATTCTTGATATAGTTCATGACTTTTTTCTTAAACATGCTGTTCGTCTTCCATTGCTCAATCGTCCCTGTGATGTCATAGCCAATCCAGCGCCGGTTTGTCCCATGTTCATTCAAGGTTTTTCCCTCCCATACTTTTGGGGTAAAAACCAATTGGAATTTACAGGTATCTGCTACAAGTGTGCCATCAATAAAGACTTTCCCTTCCCTCGCTGAAAGAGGGCTTTTATTTGCTCTTTTACTTTCATTTCCCATGTCCAATGCCTCCTTACCTTGCTACCACTGTAAAATAATATTTTTCTGCCGAATCCACTGCCTGGATGCCTGCATGAATATATACGCTGTCCCCAGTGGAACTGCCTTGGTCAATCTTAAAATCCTCTTCCAAATTCACATTCTTGATTGCTCCATCATTTTCATACGCCTTCAAGATCGCTTTTCCAAGCCCTTCCATCACACTCCAGCCATCCGAATTATTATCAAATTTACCAGGAACAAAGGTAGTAAGCAGCTCATTTGCAAAGGTGTCGTAGACACGACATGGGCGGCCTTTGTAAATGTCAATGGGTTCCTCTTGGGTAATAGTAACTTTGGAGTTTACATCATATTCCAGCACAACATTTCCAGATTCATCCACGCTAAAAAATGTCTCCCCAGATTTGATCGACTGAACAGACTCTTCATTGGTTTTTTCTCCCACAACCGCAGTTGCGCCATCCACCACCGCATAAGTCAACGAAGTGGTATAATCCGCTCCTGCGACTGCACCTGCCAGCCATGCCGTTGCCTGGGCCGTGGTCAACGGTACCCCCTCAAATACAAAAGAATTGGCCAAGTTGTAAATCCCTTCCTGATCTGCTGCGGTATTTGCAACGACAGCATGACATTTCCAGCCAATGGAATTTCTAATGTATTTGATCTTTGTAACCAAAGCAGCGATCAATGCCTCATCTTCCGTGGGGAATGCCATGCTGTTAAAGCGGACTTTTTCAGACATATCTAAAAATTTGGATACAGAAGCATTTAATTGTTCTGGGTCATCCGTTCCGCCAGACAACGATACTGCTGCGAACTCTTTTAAGACCCCTTCTCCTTCCAATTCTATGTAAGAAGAATCCATAAGGTCTGATGTACTTACCACGCCTTCAAACCGCTCTGCCTCACTGCCGTTCAAAAATACGGACACATCAAACCCACCCAATGGATTTGCTGCCGATGCAACCTTGATCTCATTTCCAAGGGTTCCCGTATATTTTGCAGACACTTCCATCGTTCCTGATTCCACCGGAATGATTCCCTGAGCTTTTTCTCCGCCTGCGGGAATATATACATAGACCTCCTCTGCATTCAAAAACAACAATCTGAGCAGTCTCATATGTTCATTTTCTTCATAAATGGAACGCCCTAACTTTGCCTTTTGCTCCTCTGGGGATTCTGCCGTCAGATGAATCCATTCCTCCCTTGGTCCCCAATCATAGCCGATCAACGGAATCACTGCGATTCCAGACATGGCATTGGACGCTGCCTGTTGGCTTTTGCTAATGACATTTACATAAGACCCTGGCCTTACTTTTGGGGTAGCTGCATGAAATATTCCTCCTGCCATTTTCTAACACTCCTTTCCAAGCCATTTATCAAGGATGGCTCTTGCTTCTTTCTTTGTCATCTCTGTTTTTTTGTTACCGTAAAAAGCCCCATCAAAGGTACTGGTCGTAACCCCAAAAAGCTGTACACTATTTTCTCTGAGCTTTTCTACTTTAAATTTCTGTTCCTGTTGTGGAATGATTTTGGACTTCATGGTTGTCATGTCCTCTGTTACGTTTGTTTCCCCTGTAGGTTTTGTTTCTGTTCTAAATTTATCACTGCTTTTTGCAGACATGCCTGCTGCACCTCCTGTTCTATCCGCTGTTCCTTCGTTGCTGCTGTCCATACCTCCTGCAAATCCTCTCTTTTTAAAATTCCTGTAAACTTGATATCCTCCGCTTTCATTTCCTCTGTTTCCGCAAAAGAAACATACTGTTTTAAATCAAATGAAAGTTGAATACTCCTGTTGTCAATTTTCCGAATTTCTGGTTCCGTAATACGCATATAGTTTCCTTCTGGCAACCCATCCTTTTTCAAAATAGGGATGGCACAATGGTCCACCAATAAATGATCTCGCACTTCTGACGCATATTGGTACGCCGCCCATTCATCTACCGCCATAAACTGACAGTTTACCATCACCGTAAAACGAAAAGATGCCAATGTCACCTTTTTACAGATCACCCGCGGCACTGGAAAATAAATAGAAGGCACCACAAATGCTTCTGGTATCTCATCAAAATACGGCGGCGCCTCTATGCTGCTGTGATCTTGTATGTAAGAAACTGCGGATGCTAAGCTCTGGCCTAAATTTGAAAGTATCATCCCTGCCTCCTAAAAATACCGGTTGATAAACCCTTGAAATTTTGCTTCCGCAATATCTGGAAACATTCGTCTTAACACTTCGATTGATTTGTCAAAAAAATTAGAGCCTTGCACTCTGGATGCTTTTAGAACCATCCCTGTTTTTGCCCCTGGTGTATAAATGAACCGTTCTCCACGCCAAATTCCTGGAACAAATCTCCCTGGGCTCTGGCTGTGTCCTTCATTTACCCATTTAGCATATTCCACTCTTGTTCCTATGGTCAGCATAAGACTGCCTAAGTCCAGCTCAAAAACATTGTAGCCAGAGCCTCTGCTAAATGATTCCAGAAGAAGACGTGTGTCAACATTTCCTGCCCTCAGAATTTCATCCTGCACAATATCGAGAAATTCATTGCCTGCCTCTTCCAAAACCTCCCCCAGAAAAGGACGCAGCCCTCTGGCTGCATTTTCAAATTTCCCGGCTAAGTTTTCCAGTTCATTGACTTCTATCATATCGCTCCTTTTACCCCATCCTCTCGCCGCAGAACAACGGTAAGGTGATGTCCTTGGATGTTCTTTGGGAGGTCTGCCCGATAATACATTCCGGTTTCCCTGCTTCTCACCACATCATTTTTTCGGATGTCTGTATCAATAGGAAGAGACAGCTTTACTTCCCCTGCCAACCCTCGGTATGGTTCCCCCTGCACGATCTGTAGGTTATTTGATTTTGTATGAAAATGACAAGAAACATTTTCTTCGGAAGGAATTTTTTCAGGAGTCATACGTTCCCCATTTCGGATTCCGTAACATCCTTCCTCCTGGTTTTTTACTAGATGGAAAATATCACATCTATGATTGAAAAAATCTTCCAACATGTTCCCACCTCACAATCTCCTCAGCCGCATGACGGTATTTCCCCGCTCAGGGGCAACGATAAAGGCTTCCAGCAATTCCTCCAAACCAAGAGAGGCTAGATCAACCTCTGCTGTCCCTACGGTATAAGAATAATCGTCAAATGTCTCACTCTTAATCTGTTTTCTGGCCTTTTCCACCGCATTCTTCGCATAGGCATCCGCGGCAAGCACAACTGCAAGCCGCACAGCTTCTGGTATCACTGGATATTCCTCATCTTTAAAATTGTTATTTGTAATACGGATCACTTTGAGTTCTGCACGTGCGATATCCAGTTTCAACTTTTCCTCGTCCCTTTTAGCCACTTCCTCATGGTCGGTATAGGCTTTGACTTCCTTCGGTGTGACCCAGGGTCTGGCTGCCATTATTCCAAACGGAGGGCGCTTCTAGCCTCCGCTGCCTTTTCTTCCCCTGCTTTGATTGCCGCAATGATATCTGCTTTCTTTTTCCGGCCAGACAAATCAATGCCGTTTAAAGCTGCATAGGCCTTCAGCTCTTCTACATCCATACCCTCTATGGGAGTCCCCCCATGCTCAGACATGTTTTTCTGTACCGCAGATTCCTCTTGGCCTGTACGCTCATATCCCTCATGGCCAGCTTTTTCCTGTTCTTCGTTCTCATATCCCTCATTGTCTGCCTCTCCCAAGCTCTGATGGATAATATCTGTTTCTTCCTGTTGGCCATCCTCTTGTGAGATTACAACTTCTTCAAAATATCCGCTGGCCATTGCGGACTGATATGCGTTTTCCTCATAGATCAGGACTTCTGGCTGCTCTCTTGTGGCCTGCACAACGCCATTGTATGACATTCCCTTGGTAAGCTTAAGTTTATGCATCTGTTTCCCTCCTAAATGGCTGCAAGTCCTGTGATAATCGCTGCCGCATCCAATTCCTCAATAATGGCATCGAAGTCCAGATGAATGACATAGAATCGCTTGTCCTGCATGATGGCATCTTTGCCCTCGGTAGTCTTTCGTATCACCACACCATAGGTATTTACTGTGATAAGATTTTGGGGATTGGTAAGAATCATACAATCATCTGGCATGGCTGGCACCGGCACCACCGGCACTGCCGCTGGATTTTCCACACGTTTATCCGTAATAATACCTCCTGCTGTGACCGCCTGATTTAAAATATATCTCTCCCACTCCTGCATCCTATGGGGACTCATCAACCAGCGAAGCATACCGTTATTATATTTATTCGGGATAGCACGCAACGCTCTATAAAATGTATCAAGTGTAACCAATCCCGCTGATACCGAGGTGCAGTCCACAATATGCGAACCATTTTTTAACTGTTTTATCCAACCGTCATTCTGATAAAGGAAATCATGGTCAGGGTTTTCCTCTGGCGTATCGGTATCTCCATTCAGATAAATATCCTCCAAATCACATCCAAGCCGTGCTGTCATCAGATCAGTTACTACACGCTCATAATTCTGTCCTTCAATGTTTTCCCTGAACGTATCTTCTGTAATTTCCCACGGAAGTCGCCCATTGGTACAGGTGTATTCCACTTTTCCATGTTTTACATCAGCCCGATAGCCATCATCGCTATTTTCCACTTTCTTTCTTAAAAGCCGTCTTCCTACCCCAATCTTATCAATTTCCCCTGTCTTCGACTTCTTAATCTCATGGCGAACCAGGTTTCCCAGTGGAGTAGCATCAAATGTCTGCTTCAAGAACTTTGAGGCCTGTTCTGGAGCCAGGATTCCTCCCGCCTGCAAATTTCCCGTTGTAATGGTTTCTCCCTCTTTTAAAATCTGTCTGTTATTTCTCAATACTGGCATCTCTTACCTCCTCTATTTAAAGAATACCATGCAGATAATGAGGCTCCTCTGCCAATTTCTGCATGGTATTATGATTCAGATTTGTAGGCAGTCCAGCCTGTTTCAAAAAAGGCTCCATCGCCTGGGAAACCACTTTTGTGATGGTATCTTCCAAGCTGCCGCCTGTTTCCTGTTGAACATCTGTACCCCCTTTACTAGCTTTTTGAATCGCTGATTCAATTATCTTTTCAAGATCCATCTTAGTAATCTCTTCATCCTCTGCAGCATTTTGTTTCTTTTTTGGGGTTTCTTTCTGTCCTGCTGCATGGATCTCATCCATACACGCTACTACGGTAAGTTTCACAAGATCTTCAATTTCTGTCTTTGTCACATCTGCATCCTCCTCTTGAAATTTTGATAAAAATTCTCCCAAACGATCATGGATGACTTTGAGCATATCCATATTTGCATGGCTCATTTTCTTTCCAGCTTTACAAATTCCTTCCACAGAATTATCTATGGTGTTCGGATTTGAAAGTAATCCTGTCACAATCTCATGAAAATCTGTAAGTGCTTCCTGCATTGCCTCTGGTTCTGCTTCTACTATGCATTCATCTTCATAGTAACTCCATCGGAAAAGTACTTCCTGCAGGGTATAAAACGCACTCCAAAAGTTTTCATAAGTAATATAGTCTATGTAATGCTCTTTGACCTGGCCTTTCTCAACCATCTCCATACCAAACAAGCCCGCTAGCCTTTTTAATATCCCTTTCTTCTCTTGCTCTGTCCTGCCACTCAAATCTTCTGTCTTTGAAAGAGTTTCTTCTGTCTTTGAGAGTGTCACATCTTCCTGGCTGTACTTTCCCATACCCCCCATTGAAAAACCAGTAAGTTCTCCTTTTTCAATGGCTTCAAACAGCTCTGGAGCGGTAAGTTCTACGGTCATCAGCCAGGTTCCCTTCTTAATGGCTTGCCCATCCAATTCATAATCACACTTGGCAACAGAACTTTCTACCACACAAGCACCCGCCAATGGCTGAAAACTGTGCTGCAAATCTACCTGGTTTCCATTTTTCGCAAACCAGTGCGCCGCCTTGGTGATCTCCTCTTCGGTCATATAATTGCCCTGCGTGTCTTCCTCCATTGGCTCATAAACAATACCTGTGACATAATGCGCTTTGGCATCTGATTTTAAGATGCGCCCATAGGTCTGAAACTGTGCATTTCCATCTGCTGCCTTGGTGATCAAAAACTGTTTCTTGTTTGCAGCTTTGTCTACCAATGAGACAAATGTAATCTTTGCATCCGTCATTTCATATGCTTTGGCAATTTTATCTGCCATCCTGATTCCTCCTTTCTGAAAAATTTGTAAGAAAATGGCATGGGGCTCTCGCCTCATGCCGTGTAACAATCTTTCCCATATGATTTTCCTCCATAAGAAAAGAGAGCCTATTGCTAAGCTCTCTGAATAGATTCCTCAAATCAAAAAAAATGTAGAATATAAACGAAATATGTGTTACAATTGACACTCTCCATAACAAAGCAAGGGATTTTACAACATATTTGATAATTTTGCTTCCCTTTCCCTGTATTCTATCATTCGTGTACTTTTTTTTCAATTTTCTCTTCCAGCTTTTCAAGTGCGTCCCATACTTCATCTGTCATGAACTTGCCGTAAATGTCCTCAAAACAGCCGGATATTTCATCCAGATCATTCACATCCATCTCGTTCAGATAGGCGAGTATTTCATCCACATCATCACCAAATGCTTCCATCAATGGATTGAAAAGATACTCATCAATATCCACAACATATGCATTGGGATTTTTTGTTGCCCATTCAATAATAGAATGCAATTTCTCTTTGTCTATTTTATTCATTTTAAATCCCCACTTCTCTTTGTAATTCATCTGGAAAAATAGTCCCTATCTTACTATTCTTATCCATTATTATACCTATAGTCACTCCATCATACTTTGCAAATAACCATTTACTTGAAAGATTTCCATTTTCATCAAAAAATTCTTGAATAAAACTTGGTTTATTGGCTGTAAACGTACCTGCTGCCCTAACTTTATCTTCATCCCAATCTTCTGGAAACCATGCTTGCCCCGTTTTATCAATTCTCTTTGCTTTTTCTCCATGATTCTCAACCCCGCCAATCCTTACACCATTATCATATGTTTTCTCCACCTTATAGGCAATACCACGTCTGTTAAGCTCATCAATATTAGCCTGTGAATGACCGCCGCTTTTCATATTCCCGCCATTCTTATGGCTTGCAGGTTTTCTAGGGTTCCTCAATCCTGAAAACTCCCCAACCGTAGAATGGTTGAGTGCCGCATCACTTACTGTAAATATACCATCCTCAGCCAGCTCCTGCAAGGATTTTCTCACTCTTTTACCATCCGCATCTATTTTATAAAGCTTCTCCAGCTCCTTATCTGTGGATATGACACCGCTGTCTAGCAGCGCCATTCTCTGCTTGCCACCATCTTGTCCACCAAAATACTTTATCTGATCTTCTCTCTTCATGGACTTAATCATATCCACTTTATCGGTAGCATGTGCTATATCCCACTTTGCATCCACCTCATCCATATTTTTCTTGCGCAATGCCCTGCGTTCTTCTACGGACATGCCCATGATTTCCTGATTGCGGATGGGACGCATGATACAGTGGCAGTTGACAGTCTCAGACGCTGGAAGACAAATATCTCTTGGGCACATTGGAAGATGTTTTTTTCCATCCGCGCCATCCAGTTCAAATTCCTCCTCCACTTTTACCCGTTTGCCATTCATCGCCACATGGTTTGCCCTTGGCTTATTTTTACGTGCCCCAGTATGTAACCACTCTTTTTCTTCTACGGATGGGTCTTGACGCATGTACTCAAGCTGGGCATACGATTCCACACGCAATACTTCCGTTTGGGCAACCCGCCTTGCACGCCAGCCTGGGGAACGTATTCCACTGTCGGCAATGGCATCCGCCACTTGCTCAATAGACCTGGCTTTTTCCTGGCTTTCCAGCAATATTCTTTCAATCTCTTTATTCGTATTCAGATGCATAAGGTCGGCAAGCTGCCCACTCCAGCTCTCAATGAAATCCTGGGCTGGTTTTGTTAGACGCTTATCAATGGCAAGTGCTTCATCTGCATCTATCAAAAACTGCTGCACACACTCCCCCATCAGAGACTCAAATTGTTGATGCAGCAGCTTTTCCATTGCATCCCGCAGCTCTTTTTCCGATTGCACCCCTGGCCAGATATTGGTGACAAATTCATTCAGACTGGATGCACTTTTTAGACGTTCCAAAAAATCATCTGTATGGGCATTGAGTGCATCCGTAAGCGCATCTTCTATTTCATTGACTGCCACGACTGCCGCTGCAACCGCCGCATATCCTTCTGTTACTAACCTTTCTTCTAAATCTTCATCCGCTTTCTTGATATACCAGTCAATCGCATCCAACAAGCCATCAACTTCCAGATTTATCCTGGCCATCCCCCACCTGCTTTCTGATGTTTGACAGCAGCTTCCTTACTTCTTTCATAACCACTATCATTTCATCTGGTTCCCGATTTTCAACTGCTTTTTGAATCTGGTTATCAAGCTGATGTTCCTGTTGTGCCAATTGATTGCTGACAGCCAATGGAACTTCTCCCCATTCTCCTCGGTAATCGTCACTGCTTTCCCCTAATGCATGATAAGCAACTTGTTTTGCCTTATTCGGTGGAAGCCCTCCCGCTTTTTCTGCAACGGTAAGGATTTTATATAAGTCATCTGGATTTGTAATATCTGGCTCCTTGAACTTCACCTCGCAATACTGAAATTGATACCCATTCAGCAGCCTGTGGTTGATCGTCCAGGCAAGGGAGGCCCTTTCTGGCTGAAACACCTGCTTCTCTGTAATCTCAATGGCTGTCTGCGCAGTTGCACGGTTAAAATCCTTTGTATATCCCACATACAGGTCTGGAAGATTAAAGGCGCTCTGGACACGCTGCCGGTTATTTTCTATGTATTCCTGAAACAATTCATCTTTTTGTAAGATACCAGCCAAATCTTTTAATTCTATCTCTGGCTGCTTGACAGCAAAATCACTTTCCAGACTTTCTGTTTCAAGCACTAGAAAAGAATGCTGCCCATCCGCTCCTTTGATGCCATTCATGTACTCCTGTAGTTTTTGGTAACTTTCTTCTGTCAATGTCCCGCCTTTAATAGCAATTAACAGAGGAACATGCCGGCCATTTAAAAAATAATTGTTATTTAAGTGCTCTGCCCTGCGCGTCCCATCACAACCTAGTATCTGGCCAATCCAACGCACTTCCCCATAATTGCCCGTTCCAATTGGAAAATCAATGATTTCATTTGCCTGATACGCTTTCTCAATGCCTTCCACATATTCCCCTGTCCTGAAATCCATCCTGCGTGGATCTCCAAACTCTTTGAAATATACGGTTGCCGCCCCAATGGTCTGTTTATATTTCCGAAATTTCTTTTTCCTAGAAACCTGATCTCCATGATAAAAATATACTAAGTCTGCATATGGTTCTAACGGTTTTGACTTTCTTATCGATGCTGTGTCACGGATAAAATCCAGTTGCACCACATTTCCCGACAAATCCCGTATCACTTCACAATAGGCAATCCCATATTTTTCTCTCGCTTCCACAATCTGTTCAAAAATCTGTTTTGTGTCCTGCTCTATCGTCAGTAAATTTACAATATCCTCCAGCCTGTTCCATTCTTCTTTGGTCTCAGAAGTTTCCTTTTGGTCATCCTCTATATATTTCACCCCTATGCCATACCCAGCAATATTATTGCAGTAAGCCCGAATACATTGGGGCAGGATATTAGAATTTTTTACCATCTGGCCAAGATTCAAAAGAGGCAGTTCTGGCTCTAACCAGTCAGAAGCATTACTATCCTCCTCTGTATTAATCTGAGTTGCTCCCTGGGCTTTTACTACCATTGCCTTTATGGAAGCCTTCTTTTTACTGCTCAAACTTATCTCACCTTCCTTTTCACTGGATAGCAGGTCAACAACATACAGTCCGCCTCATCTGGGGAACGAAGTCCCCTTCCTTTCATTTCCTTTTTGCTCTCCACTTTCACTTTTCCTCCAACATAGCCATATTTGCGGCTGGATAGCTGCCCTACCAAATCAACATCTTCTGGCAGGATCAGCATAGGGACTCTTTGCTTGCCCTCCTCATCAAACGGCTGTATCATCTCCCTGATCACGCCCATCATCAGGGTTGTGCTGTCATAATAAAATTTATGGCTGATCGGCTGTCCAAACTGCAGTGGGACAATTACCATAGACGCATACCGCTCTGGGTTCTTGCGCTTGAGGGCCTTTAACTGGTCTGTAACGCCTCCGCCCACCCCGCCATCATCAATCTTGACATACACATTTCCTTTAAATTTATACAAATCTACTAATGCAATGTATAGCTGTGCAAGATTTCCAGCTGTCCAAGTGGTATCTTGTCCATTGTATTTCTTATACATTCTGGCAGCCTCATTTACCTTATAGCCAATACAGGTTTTATCATTTCCAAACCTTGCCACATCACAGCCAATATCAATGGAATATACTCCAGAACGGTCCACAATCTTTTCCCCTGCTGCATTGTAATAATTGCCGAACGCTTTTGCTGTTGCCTCCTGCATTTCTGTTTTTAAAGAACCTTCAATCCATGCCAGTGGTAGGAATATATCATCTTCCTGCAAAGGAAACTCGCCATCTACCCTGACACGCACGACATTGCTTTGTGTTCCATACTTCTTTTCCAGTGAGATAATATTATCTTTATTGGTGCGTGGGCTGTTCCTGGAAGAAATGGTATGACATTTATACTGTGGCTGATCTGCATGAAACGCATCAAAAAAAGTACCAGAATTTCTTGTTGGATTCCCGCACATCAGTAATTTGTTATTTTCACCAGACAACGTACCAAGCACTGCTTCCATAATGGAATCCGCAACACCAGATGCTTCATCTACGATAAAGAGCATGTGATCTTCGTGAAATCCTTGCATATTCTCTGGCTTTGTAGCAGTCCTTGCCACTGCAAACCAGCGTTTCTCATACCCTTTCATATACACATACGTTTTTGTCCATTTAAGAAGCCCTTTTAATAGAGGAGACTTCTCCTGCCATTTCGCGACTTCTGACCACAATACATCATGAAGCTGCTGTTTGGTTGGCGCTGTCGCCACTACCCGAGGATATGGAAAACAGGTTAAAAACCATAAAAGAGCCACTGCCTCTAACCCAGTTTTTCCCACTCCCTGCCCTGATTTGACGGCTACTTTTGCATTTCCTGCCAAATCGCGCAGTACTGCTTTTTGCCATTGATCAGGGGTAAACATAAGGACTTCCTCCGCATAAAGTACTGGATTCTCCTGGTATAAAGGGAGCCTCTCTTTAAAAAATTTTTCTCTGTGGATCTTCTGGTTATTACCCATCTATTTCCCCTTTTGCTACTACAGCCGCTATCCAATCATCTACCACACTGCCTGTACCTTCTGCCTGCTGTTCTTCTGCTCTGGATTTTAATAAAGCAATCTCAGCTTGCTGTTTTTCTGTTGCCAGGCTCATATGGTCTGACAACCATTGCAACGCCTTCATTCGATCAGCAAGTTTTACTTTCACTCCATCTTTGCCTTTGGAAACTTCTGAAACCAAGGTTCCATCTATTTCCTTACTATCCTTGAGATTCACATAACTTACCATAACCTTTTTACTTTCCCCTGCTTCTGAGTTAGGTATTTCAATTTCTTTACTTCCAAACTCTGTAAAATCTGTGATATCGGCATAGGCTATATTCATATACTTCTGAAAAATATCTTCCTCACTAAAAAATTCCCTGTTAAGCCTGTCCTGTTTCAGATGCATGATTTCACGTTTGATCTTATCTTTTCCCAATAACCGTGAACCACCAACCATAGCAGTTGCATAATCTGTATGGTATGCCTTCTGGTAAGCTTTAGTTGCATTAAAACATCTAACATAATAAATACAAAAAAGCTTCTGTTTATCTGTCAAATCTGCGTTCTTTACTACTATCTGGACTTCATCCGCAATTGTATTATTTTTTTGTACAGATAGTTTCTGAACGCATGCCTTCTTTTTCTGTAAATGTTCGCTTTTTCGTTCGTCATCCCATTGATAAATCCTTTTCCATCTGCACATGGTTCCTGCAGGCACGTCAAGTTTTGCAGCTATATCCACTAACTTCATTCCTTCTTTATACAGCTCATGTGCTTTTTCTACCTTTTCATTCGGACTTCGCGCCATTCGGACACCTTCTTTCCGTCAAATATTTATTACTAAACTTTTTTCTTCTTAAAAAATAAGCAGAAAAATTTCAGAAAAATTCGTTCTTTACATGCAAGAAAAAGGACGCCTGTTTCCAAGCGTCCAATGCCATATCTTGCATTAAAATATAAGGGGAGGGTTACATGATTCGTTGACCGTGGTTTTCCTTCCACGGCTTATTAATATATTAGCACGTTGGAAACGGACAAAACGGACAAAACGGACAAACTTTTATTTTTCTTTCAAAAATCTTTCCAATTCCTTTCTTACTCCTTCCCCTGTTGCCTTCTTGCTGATTTTTGCTGCTGTCTCCTCCCAGGTCATCCCTTCCAAAAACTTATACTTTACAATACGCTGCATCCGCATTGGCATCATATTCATCCACTCTTCTACCCGCAGTTTTACTTTTCTTGCTCTCGCCTTACGTTCTTCTAAAATTTGTCTCTGTTTCTGCAATTCTTTTTTATCCTCATCATCAAACAATGAGCTTGATATGGTAAAGCTGCACGCTTGGTAAGGAAACGCTGGGTTACTTCCCTTTACTTTTCCAAGAATTGCAGGCGTTCTTTTGTTCTCTAGCTCTTGTATCTCCTCCTCTGTCTCTTTTAATAGTATACATGCATGTATGTATTCCTCTAAGATTTTCTTATCCAATTTCATTTTTTCTCTGACTTATTCCCTCCTTCGAGGTATGCTCCCTACAATTCGCTTTATTTTTAATGTGATGACCGCTAAATCATAGGCTGTCATCTCTCTTCACCGTTTTCCATACAGACATAATCTTCTCCTGCCAAATCAACTTTTTCCGTTCTATCTTTGATTCTATCAAACTCTGAAACTACACCGATGGATTGTTCCATTTCCTTGCAGATAATGTATAGCCTGCACTTTTGTCGTGCTTTTTTGTAGCATTATCTTTCTCTTTTTACCTTCTTTCGCAATTGGTCTTTCGTAAATTCTTTCGCAAACTCATAAATGACATCTTCCCAGCATATAAACTGGACTTTGCAGAATTGAAATAACCATCTCTCCCCTTTCTTCTGATATTCTTCCATGAGCTGCACCATTTTCCTGTTGTACTCTTCCTTATTCTGATTCTCTAAGAATGTCTTGTATATATTCCAGATTGTATTCTGAATATGCGTCATATCTTTATGCATTTCCTCTATTTTGTCCTGCATGATGCTCTCACCGACTTTCTGTAACCTATGTAACCTAAATTTTTATTCCATAACCATATAGGCGTTATCTAGAAAACATAGTAAAAATGCGTGTTTCAGTGACTTAGTAACCGAGTAAACCAAAAAATATTCCCTATTATAAAATAGCTGTGTATATCATATACATATATACATTCTCATATATATGTACTGTCTGTTTTGGTTTTAAAGGTTAAACGGTTACTATTGGAACGGAAATTCCTCCTGTATATTCTCTGGAATAGTAATAAAATCATCCTTATCTATTTTAAATTCCTCTTGTGTTTGATTTTCTAATTCTGATTCATCCGTTTCTAGTTTCAGACAAATACAGCGCCTTACCTTCCCATTTACCTTCTTTAATTTTGTTGTCCTGTTCTCACTCTCCTGCGTTTGTAACAGTTTCTTTTTACCCGCCCATGACAAAAAAGACTTTTTAGAAAACCCGCCGCTTTTGCATAGCTCGTCAAATGCCTGGCAATAAAAATATACATAGCCAGCTTCTATAATCCCCCACTTCTCACAGTTGGTTGTACCATCAAATTTCATTCCATTCATAGCCACCTTATCCAGTATGTACCGGTAGCAGCGCTCATTGTCTGACAGCTCACTGCGGTCAATTAAGACTTTTTTCGCCTCTTCGATTGAGATATACTGCCCGTCTTGGAACAGTGTATCTGTGGCGATTTGGTCAGCCGTCAGGATGATGGCCAGCGATAGGCTCTGCTTCTGCATTTTTTCTTCGTCATAAAGCTGCTCCTGATACTTTTCTTGAATCTCCCTGACCGCATCCTCACCCATTTCCTCTATGGCTTTCACGAACTCTTTCCCTGCAAACCCATAATTCTTTTTGATAATCTCTGCCGTTCTTTGTGGTTCTTGGTATACTTTTTCCCCGCACTCGATTTCCAGGATCCGGTTGACTGCGCCTCCCTGCGCCACATATGACACCAGCGGACGTTCCCCGTTTGTTAAAATCGCATTCCTCCACCTGTTTTCCCGGTGGATGCCAAGCTCTTTGTTCGACCGGCTCTTTCCTTTCCCTGAACACAGGTCATACACTACCCCCTCAAAGTTCTCCCTGATCCGTGCGGAAGTCTTGCTGGTGTCGTCTATGATCAGGGGCAGATGGTTTAACAGGTCCGCCTTTGCCTCCAATGCCACATCTGTTGTCTTGAAATCTCCCATGTAGACGCTCTCATCTGGGTTTGCCCAGACAGATGCTGCTAACATCAGGGTAATGGTCTTTCCCCCTTCTGTCTCCCCCCACAAGTCCACAACATAGGGCAGACCTCCCAGCACATGCACAAGCACGCTGCTAAAGGATGCTGCCAGCATAAATTTCACTTCCATCCTCCCTCTTTTTCGCAGTTCCTTTACCAGCCCAAACCACCGCTCCCTGCTCCCCTGTTCTTTCATGCTGTCATATATCTGGCAGAACCGGCGGTTCCCGTCAAACAAGATTTCCGTATCGTATGGCAGGAACCCATGCTTCATCCACCCTAACTTGGAACTGGAATACTGTACTTTGACCACATCTTCATTTAGGTTTTCCACGTCTGACAGGTAACGCACCAGCAGCTTTGCAGTTTCACTGGTTACTGCAATCCCTCTCCCTGACAGCGCCACAATCCTGCCTGCAGACGTCACCATTGTCTTAGGGACAATGATCTCATCCCATTTCTGGTTTTTCTTATAGGCAAGCTTAATCTGTTCTTCCCCTGTTTCCAGGTTCTTCAGGCGCTCTATTGGCAGTATGGGATGATAGCAGGCGGTCTGCTCTGCCACTCCCATGTTTGGGGCGTATATCCCCGTTTCCCCTGCAATCCAAGAACCACAGTACAGATTCTGGTACGGCCCTTCAAACTCTGTGTAGTTGTGCATTGTGGCTGTCTGCTGCTTCTTTTTCTTCCTTGTCTCACGGTCTACACGCTTATAAGCCCGCACCATCTGGTCAAACTTTCCCTTGACACGGAACCGCTCTGCCACTTCCTGCGCCGCTAACAGCAGCCTTGCTTTATAGATTTCATCCTCCTGTGAAAAAATTTCTTCAAACACTTCATCTGAAAGGACGGTCTTTTCATTTAATGTGGTTAAATCCATGTTCCCCCTCCGGTTCTTTTCCTCGTTTTATCACTTCATAACACTTCTTGGGGTCGTTTAACAGTTCTTGCAGATATTCTTGGTACTGCAGTGCATTGTAAGTATCTGTCCAGCCATCGGAAAGCGGTTCTAAGCGGCCAAGCCACCTGCGGTATACCGCAAGCAATAGGTCATTCAGCTTCTTTTTCTGCTTTAACCTTTCCTCTGTTTTCTTCTGCATTTCCCGCCGTTTCTGTGCCCGGTAGATGCTAAGCCTTGCAGTAAAATTAGTTGCATACCCTCCCCCAAGCGCTGCAAATGCCTCTTGGAACGTAAGCCCTTCCATGCGCATGACAAAGGTAAATATGTCTCCATGTGCGCCGCATCCAAAGCAATGAAAGTCTTTCGGGTATAACTTCATACTTGCTGTCTTTTCCTTGTGGAATGGGCAGCAAAGAAAGCCCGCCTTGTTTGGCTGCGGCAGCCCGTATCTTTGTAACATGTCCCTCATGCTATAACGGTCTTTGATCTGCTCAGTATTCATTTTCCAAAACCTCTTTTAATTCCCGAAATAAAATTTCCCGGATCAGCTTTCCGGTCAGTTCTGCCTTGCAAAAATCCAGCTGCATCCCATACCTTGCCCGGTATGCATGGATGCTTGCAACCAACGCTTTGGGATGGTAACGGCTGCGGTATTTCCCGTGGTATGCCTGCTCCCAGCTCCCATTCTCCACTAACAGGTACATGCGGCAGCCCGCTTCCTTGGCACGCTCAAACTCCCTTTCAAACCTTCCCCTTTCCTTCCCAAAACACAGGCACAGTTCATCAAGATTCATTTTCCGCTCTATGGCCACTCGATCAGAAAAGTCTAACATACTCCCATCCGGCAGCTGGCACTGGCAGGAGTAATCCCCAAACTCCAGCTTACGCCGTTCATGTCCTAAGCCGCTTAGCTCTATACGCTTCTTCCAATTCTCCGTTGGCTGCTCCCTGGAATCCACAAGCAGGGTCATGGATTCTAGGGATGCCTTCAATTCAAATGGTGTCATGCCTTCTCCCTACTGAAACGGAAGTTCTTCTTCCATTCCATCTGGAATGGCCAGAAAGCCATCCGCATCTGCTTTTCCATATCCGCTCCCCTGCTTCTTCTCCTTTTTCAATAAGGTATCTGGCGGAATCTCAAACTCCCCAGAGCGGATTTTTTCTACGGTTACAAGTGAATGGCAGTTTGTATAAAATCCATGCCTGCCATTCTCAAGCAGGTATTCCTTATGGTTAAACAGCGCACCAATCTGTAATCCTTTTAATTTCTGCTCATCCCACTCCCAGTAAAACTGCTCATTCGATTCTTCAAATGCCTGCATGACCGTCTTAAATTTCCGCTTTGTCCAACTGTCCTGCTCGGAGCCGTCATCTTTGGGGACATAAAGCCTGTACATCCCCTTCCATTTTTTATCCTCCTGCTTCTGGGCATCATAATTGTGCTGGTAAAAGCCTGCATGTTCCCCTTCTACAATATCAAAATAGATTACCAGCACATCACTGCTTCCGTTAGCGCCTGCCGCTTCTTCTACGTCGCAGACCGTTAAGACATACCCGCCCGCTGGCAGCTTCTTATTCTCTGTATATGGCTTCACTTGCTCATACCCGTTCCACTTTTTCATCTAAAATTCCTCCAATGCTTTCATTACTTTTACAATGTCATTCTCAATCTCATGCTCCTCAAATGCCCCAAGCGGCGTCTTTGCCGTGGAGTGGTCTGCATGGGTATGAAAAACATATCTTCCATCCTTGCATTCTGCCAGCAGCACGGTGGTAAATTTGCTTTCCACCACAATCTTATCCAGCTTTCTCCCGTTTGTTTTAAGCCTTGTGAATACCATCCCATTGTCATCTGAAATGGTTTCCGAATGCCCGACAAAGACCACTGTAAGGTCATTGCGCATCGTCAAGGCATAGTCAATGATTTCATAAATATAGGCGGCCAGGTCTGTCCATTTCCCATACCCGTTGACTTTTACATTGCGCATCTCCTCGGCAACCATGAGCCCATTGAGGGTATCTATGACTACCGTCTGAAATCTCAGCCCGCTTGTATCTATCCGTTTTGTTTTTTCATCCTGGAGGCGTTTCCCATTCAGCCACACAAGCAGGTTTTTCACGATTGCTGGCATGTCGTTGGCAATATAATTCACGCCTGTTTGATACTGGTTTCTCCATCCCCTCCAGCTCAGTCCTTTTTTGTCGCAGTCAATATAGTATGTAGTCTCTGGGTCAAGGTGCTGCATAGATGTAGTTTTCCCTGACCCCGACTCCCCCATTACTGCAATGATCTTCGCCATCTCTCCTATCCCTCCACTTCTTTCCTGGTTTTCAAAAAATGCTTCTTGAAATATGCAAGCTGGTTCTGTAAGTCCTTTGCCTCATTGCGCTTTTTTTGAATCTCCCGCTCAAACCGCTCAATGACGCCATCTTTCGACAGCTGCAGCTCTTCGTCATCCGCACGCACCATCTGATATTTTTCCTCCATCCCCTCATAGAGATGGATAAATTCAATGCTGGGCGGACATCCCCAGACCTCTTCATAGAACACGGCCACCACAATGGTGGGCTTGTCCTTAAAATTTGCAAAATCTGTGATAATGCCTGGCTTTACCAGGTACTGGCCGTTATAATCCTTACACAGTACTTTCACGTTGTCCCCAACTGCAAAGGTATCGATTCTCCTTGCTGTACGCAGGTCAACCTCCATCTTTACCCCATCAATCTCTACCATTGTTTTTCCTTCCATTTTCGTTTCACCCTCCGATCAATGCTCTTTTCTAACAGATACCTGTTTTTATCTAACTTCCAACTCACAAAACAGCCCTTACATTTCGTCTGTCTCTTCCACTTCCTGGTCGTGGTCTCCATAGGCATATGCAAGCCGTCTGCGCATCCGCTGGCAGCGTTCCTGCTCTGCTTCCAGTTCTTCAAACGCGTCATAATTGTCTGGTACAGTTTCATACATCTCTTTGTCTCCCTCTTACTTTATGATGCAGTCTGCTCCAATGTAAAAATCGCCCACCGCAGCGCTGCCGTGGTTTCTGCATCCTTTTCTTTCTCTGCTCTTTCCTGAAGTTTATACAGGCTTTCAAATTTCTTTCATACTTTTTTCCTCTTTCTTTTTCCTATTCCTCGCCTAACACTTGTGTAATCCTCACAAACTTATTCAATTTTTGGCGAAAATAAAATGGCTTGCACGGTTGGTCGGCTCCGCAAATTTTTCCTTCTACTTATAACATCAGTTAAACAATATTTAACTTTTTAGGTAAAAAATATTCCCCATACTCATCCTTATGTACATTCAATAATATAGACCATTTTATAATATCAGCCTGTGAAAACTCTGTTTGACAGTTCATTTTCCTTGAAACGGAGTTTTTAGAAACCCCTAATTTCTGCGCAAAATTTCCCTGCGTACCATACAATTCAACAATACGTCCTCTTAATTTGTTGTAAGTATAAGGCATTAAATTCCCCCCTTTCCTTATCCGTTTTTAGTTTAACACCGTTTAACTGCTTTGCCAATAAAACAGTTTGATAAAGTTTAACTTTTCACTTGAAAGTTTAAACGAGTTAGTGTATTCTATGAATTAGGAAACAGAGAGGAGGTCACAGATGAAAAACGAACTAACCGCAAAAAGACTTCAAGCGGCTTTGACAGATGCTAATATTAGTCAACAAGAATTGGCAGAGAAATCTGGTGTTAGCAAGGCTTCTATAAGCCAATATATGAATGGTTCTCACGCTCCTGGAAATATCAGTGCAAAAAAAATAGGGAAAATTCTTAATGTGGAATCTATGTGGCTAATGGGTTTTGACGTGGAAAAGAAAAAAAAAATATCCTCCGAAAGTGCCAAACATGACATAGCTTTTTTAGAAAAATTCTCACTTCTTAATGAGCGAGATAAAAGGATTGTCATGTCCATGATTGATTTTATGCTTTTAGGCAAAGAAAGTGGGGCTAATTAGCCCCACTTTTCTAAAAATATTTGAATAAAAGTATGTAGGTATTCCAAAATTCCTGGATTCTCAATTCTCTCAATCATTTCAACAATTTTTTCTTTGTAAAAATCTTTTTCTTTTTCGATAGTTTTTCTCATTTGTATATGCGCCCCCTATTTTTTTATTTTCCCCTTTACCAAAATATAACATGAATTTTTAAAAATTTAAAGGGGTTTATCTTTTGTTGCCGAAAATCCAGAAATAATTTTTATCCCCTAATTATTTTGAGAAAATCATCGTATAATAATTTGTTTACACTCTGATTCAAATAGGTCTGTAATTCTTACATTCAGCGCGATTGCGATCGCTTCGAGTTGTTTCGTTTTTGGATGATGTGCTTTCAATTTAATATCATTTCAAGTTGTTTACTGATATCTGTCATGTCTTCTAACTATGGCAAGTTTTTTCTTTTCGTAATTTATATATTAAAACCTTTTGAAAAAATACCTCCTACATTGATAATTCGCATATTTCAGGCATTTCATTTAAATACAAAAAAGCCATTTTTTACTTTATGGGGTATTTATTTTTTTTATAATATACTTTACAAGGTTCTTTGTCAATGGTTTTTCCCAATAACAAAACCTTTTTCTTTACAAAGTAAAAATTCAGTGATACGATATACTAAAATAGCAACTGAGGTATTCTTATGGATTTTTTAGATAGATTAGACAGTTTGATGAATGCTCGGGGAATCAATAAAAACATTTTATCAAAGGAAAGTGGTATTCCTTATACAACCATAGATGGTTTTTACAAAAAAGGGTACGAGAATACAAAACTATCCACCATTCGCAAGCTTTGCACTTATTTCGATGTTACTATGGATTATTTAGTAAGAGGAGAATGCACCGATAAACCTTTTACTTTATCAAATACAGAAAAACAAATAATACTCTCTTATCGAATGACTGATGAAATAGGAAAGGCTGTAGTATTGCGTTCCCTTGGAATAAAAGAAACGGAACAAATAAAAAAGGAAAAAAAGAACGCTGGATAGACAAAAACGGAAAAATAATACATCCGTTAATATGGGAAAACGATTAAATGGATAGGGGAATTTGGCTTGATAAAATAATTAAGATCACATGATTCAAAGAAAAGATTCTTTTCAGTGATAACCCCTGGCACATTCAAAGAGGAAACTATCTTTTCTATAAGTGCTAGAAATTCTGAATTCATTCGTAGAATTTGAATAAGTTGTTCAAATTTAAAATTCCTATTACTTTTATTATGGAAGGCGTTCTCCCCATAATCACTTCCTAATATGCCATATAATATAATGGATAAACATTATCAATATAGCGAATTAAAATCACTTGTCTCTCATTCTAATAACACTTCAAAATAGAACAAACGCTATATTATACATAAAATGATCATGGAAAAAAGCTTATTATAATGGTATAGAAGAATGCTCTGATACTATTTCTATTTCATAATAAAGATAGATGAAAATAAAACTATTATTAATTACTTCCTGTTGATAAACTAAATGAAACCTATAAAGAGAAACTTCGTTTATCAGGAAGAGATCTGGGAAGAAAAATGAAACGGAGAAATCATTCTTATTTTTCCGTAATCTTACTCTGAATGACTCTGTTGCAGACAGCTATCAGAAATATAAAAATTCTGCCCTAGTGCTTTTGCACCAGGGCAGAATGTATATTAGCTTAAATTAGGGGAAAAAGCTAATATACACGAGCTCTAAAAATATTGTAACATCTGAAATTTTGACCGTCAAGGTGACTCTATACATTTTAGACTTTTTATAACATCTATCGACAAAATTAGACTTTTTATAACAAAAAATATTTCTTTATTCACAAATATAAAACAAAAGAACGATGAAAATTTTTATATTTTCCTCTACACCGATAAAATGGAATTTTATTTGATAGAACCCTCAAACTGCCAGAGACATTTCCAGAAAACAGCAGTGAAGCTTGAACTTTGGGTTACATCTATTGATAACGATTCAGTTCTAAAACCACTTCCAGCCCATTTTCTGAATTAACCAGATGCACTTCTCCTCCCATCTGAGTCATTATATATTTTACAATATAAAGCCCCAATCCAGCTCCTGACTGATCTTTCACATTTTTCCCACGATAAAACTTTTCAAAAATAAAAGGCATGTCTTCTGGTAATATCCCATCACCACCATCTTTAATATGAATCTGATAAAAATTCTCTGTCACAACCGTCCAAAAATGAATCACTGTTCCCTGTGCATATTTGCGCGCATTACCAACAATATTATCTAACACCTGCTCCAGCCTTTTTCCATCTGCCTGTAATCTGATCGGAACAATCTCACCCTCCACAACAAGATCACCCTTCTTCCCTGATATCTCCACCAACACTTGCTGCAGAAAAGAACACATTTCTACAGTCTCCCATTGAATTTGCAATTTCTCAAGATCTGTCAAGGAATGAAGAAGCAAATCATTTGTCAATTGTGTAACCTGATCGCATTTTTTCATAATAACAGACAGATATCGTTGTCGCCGCTTTGGTGTGGAATCCATATTTGCCTCCAACCCTTCCGCATAGGCCCGAATTGAAGAAACTGGTGTCTTAATATCATGGGATAGAGTG